CTCAATCTTTTCCGTTTGCATATTGATGTTTGAAAAAAAGGAATGCCGATTATGGCCATCAGAGGAGCAAAACCGAAGGCGGCGGCTCTGCGCGTGGTCGACGGGACTACTAATGTAACCCGCCACGGCCCCGAGTCTGAGCAGCGCGAGAAAGCAGAGAAGTCCCGCGAGTCATTCGGCGGGCTGACTAAGCCGACTAACTTGAGAGGCAGCGCCGCAAAAGCCTGGAAGAAATATATCGAGCCAGCTTCATGGCTGGACGCATCGAGGGAGCCATCTGCAATCAGATTCTGCCAACTATGGGATGAGTCTCAAGCCGCACCGCAGATGTTTACCGCTGCTAAAGATGGACAGATGCGAGCCTACATGAGTGAGCTGGGCTTAACGGATGAGCGCAACAGAGCAGGCCAGAAAGAAGAAGCAAAAGACGAATTCTTTGACTGATCGCGCAACCGCTTACGCCCAGTCAGTTATTGACGGCAAGATCTTAGCGGGGCCGCACGTTCGCAACGCTTGCCGTAGGCACATAGATGATCTGAAGCGCGATGATATTATTTTCAATGTCGCCCTGGCTGATCGCGCCATCCGTTTCTTTGAGACAAAGCTGCGGCTTAGCGAAGGGCAATTTGAGGGCAAGCCCTTTAAGTCGCACCCGGCGCAAGACTTTATTATCGGCTCACTGTTCGGATGGGTGCGCCCTAACGGCTTTCGTCGATTCAGGCGGGCCTACATTGAGCAGGGAAAGGGGAACGGAAAGTCTCCGCTGGCTGGAGGCATTGGGCTTTATGGTCTGATGGCTGATGGCGAGGCGGGCGCAGAGATATACAGCGCCGGCGCCACTAAAGAGCAGGCCGGGATCTTGTTCCGCGATGCTGTAAAGATGGTTGGGCAGTCACCTGATTTAGAAAAACGGTTGAAGCCAAGCGGAGGTCCGGGGCGAGAATACAATCTTGCATACCTGGAGCGCGGCTCATTTTTCCGCCCTGTATCGAGAGAGACGAAAAAAACAGGATCTGGTCCAAGGCCGCATTTTGCTTTAGTCGACGAGCTGCACGAGCATCCAGACGGTGGCATCATCGAGATGCTGGAGCGGGGCTTTAAGTTTCGCCGTCAGCCGCTGCTGCTGATGATTACCAACTCTGGCAGCGACCGTAACTCAGTGTGCTGGAGTGAGCACGAGTGGGCCATCAAGGTTGCCGCCGGTAACGATGAGGCGGTGCTGGATTCCACCTACATCGGCAGAGTGCTGGACGATACAACTTTCAGTTATGTCTGCGCGCTCGATGAGGGTGATGACCCGCTCAACGATCCGAGCTGCTGGCCTAAAGCCAACCCGCTTCTGGGCACGACGATAACGGAGGAATATCTGGCGGGCGTTGTCGCCCAGGCCAAGAACATCATATCAAAGCAAAACGGTATTCTGCGCCTGCACTTTTGCGTATGGACAGACGCTGATGCTGCGTGGATGAGCCGCGAGGTGGTCGAGCCGCTCATGCATGACTTTGACGAGACGCAGCACTTTGGTGCCGACATGTATGTTGGTTTGGATTTATCCCAAAACCGCGACATTACGGCAGCAGCCTTTGTCGTTAAGACGGGTGATCTTGAGGTCAGCGGCGTCGATAAAGATGGCAATATTGTTATCAGTAGCAAGCCAACCTATGACGCGTGGATTGAGGCGTGGACGCCAGGTGACACGCTCATGGCGCGCAAGGATCAAGACAAAATCCCCTATGACTTATGGCGGGATGGGGGCTTTATTCACGCGCCAGACGGCAAGAATATTAGCTACCGGCACGTAGCGCAGACACTAGTTGATTACTCTCGCAACTACAGCATTCAAATGGTCGCCTATGACCGCTATGCGTTCCGTAGATTTGAAGAAGACGCCGCAGAGCTGGGGCTCGATCTTCCGTTTGTTGAGCATCCTCAGGGCGGGACAAAAAAGGGCAAGCCCACCGAGGACATGGCTGAAAATGCGCGCAGGGACGGCACGCACGCTGAAGGGCTTTGGTTCCCTGGCTCGTTGCGCATTTTAGAGGATGCCATGCTTGATGGACGCATCCGTTTTAAGCGCAACCCTGTGTTAATCGGGGCGATGATGTCAGCAGTCACAGAAGAGGACCGCTGGGATAACCGCTGGCTGGCAAAGCAGAAGTCTATCAACAAAATTGACGCTGCAGTTGCAATGGTGATGGCGGTGGGTGCTGCAAGTTCCAGCAGCAACGATGTGGATATAAACGATTTTTTGGCCAGCCCGCTGGTGCTATGAGGCGACCAATAATGACAAGCAACCGATTACAGGTGAACTGATGGGACTATTTTCTGGAGTGCGGCGCATATTCGGCACCGCTGGCGCTCCGCCCGTCGAGAATGGAATCCAGTACGGATCGCCAGCCTATACAGCGTCATCAGCGGCAGAAGTCACGCTCGATAGTGCGATGCAGGTATCTGCGGTGTGGGCCGCTGTGCGGATTTTGTCTGAGACGATCGGGTCTTTGCCGTTTGGCCTTTATGAAATCAAAGACGGAAACAAAGTCGTATCACAGGATGACCTGCAAAAAATATTGACTCAAAATCCTAATCAGTATCAGACGACCGTAGAGTTCTGGGAGTCGATGGCGCTGAATCTTGTGCTCAGCGGCAACGCCTACGCGATAAAACAGAAGACCGAGACAGGAAGAATTATCGGCCTGTTGCCTGTTTCGTCATCGCAAGTGCAGACTGAGCTGCTAACCGATGGGACGCTGATTCACACGTACACCACAGGCGCAAATGTCAAGGTCTACACCAACGCCACGATGTGGCATGTAAAGCTGTTCGGCAATGGACTTGTGGGGATGTCCCCGCTGTCTTACGCCAGAAATAGCATAGGCGTGGCCATCGCCGCCGATAACCGCGTTGGAAAAATCTACAGTAATGGAGCTAAGCCCTCAGGCGTGCTGACGATTGATCGAACACTAAAGCCCGAACAGCGTGAGCAGATCAGAACTGCATTCAGGGAGTTAGAAGAAGGCAATCAAGATCGCCTCTTTGTGCTTGAGGCTGGAATGCAATATCAGCAAGTGAGTATGTCGCCGCAAGACATTGAATTACTGGATAGCCGGCGCTTTCAGATAGAGGATATTGGCCGCTTTTTTGGTGTTCCAAGCATTCTATTAAACCAGACATTTGGCCAGTCCAGTCTGGGCTCAAATGTCTACGAGATCATGGCGGCATTTTACAAGTTGAACCTGCGGCCTTACCTTGAAAAGTTTGAAGCCTCTGTATTGCGTTGGCTGATAGACCCGAAAACAGGCGTGGAATATGTCGCGGAGTTTGATTTCGACGCACTTCTGCGGGCAGACACTTCTACGCGGTTGACTGGCTATGGAGTTGCTATCAACTCAGGGCAGTTAACGCCCAATGAAGCCCGCAAGAATGAAGGTCGACCCGCGCTCGTAGGCGGCGATCAATTACTTATCCAGGGCGCAATGGTGCCCATCCAAATGGCTGGCACAAAGCCAGCGGGAGTGCCTAATGCAACACAAGAGCCTTAATCTATCATGTGCTGATTTTAAGTTTAGCAGTGAAGCTGGTGCGCGTAAGTTCAGCGGCTATGCGTCCGTATTTGGTGGCGTTGATAGTTATGGCGACACAGTGATGCCTGGCGCATACACCAATACTCTTGCGGATCGTGATCGACCGATCCAGATGCGCTGGAATCATTACGGGCCAGTGATTGGAAAATGGACTGAGATCCGCGAGGATGAGAAGGGCTTGTATGTTGAGGGTGAACTAACACCCGGCCATTCTGCCGCTGAAGACGTTTATGCCTCACTAAAGCATGGCTCTGTCACCGGCCTATCTATTGGCTACCGCGTTGTTCAATCCAAAGAAGTGGAAGCCGGGAAGCGTGAGCTGATAGAGATCGAGCTGGTAGAGATTAGCCCTGTTGAGGCCCCCGCTGACAACGCCGCGCATGTCGGCAGCGTGAAAAGCGTTATCGATGAGGCCAAGAGTTTAAAAGATTACGAGAGAATCCTGCGCGATGCTGGATTGTCTCGGGCAGATGCCACCGCACTGGTAAGTGGCATGAAAGCCCTGTTTCTGAGTGAGTCAGAAGCAAAAGACGAAACCGCAGAGATTGCGGGCATCTTCCAGAGCTTTAACCTTAAAACGTAGCAGAAACGCAACTCAATATACCGGCCATTGAGTCGGTTTTTTTATGCCTGAAATATGGCAGGAGAATTATTATGTCCGAAGAAATCAAAGCGGCCCTTGAGGCCGGACTCACTGGGCTGGCTACTCAGCTCAAAACTGCAACCGATGCTTATAATGTCGAGCTGGAAAAGCATGGCAAGGTTGGCACTGAATTGACTGGCAAGATCGATGAATTGTCAGGGCATTACAAAGAACTGCGTGACGAGTTCACCGCCCTTGCGCGGCTCAATACCCCTGCAAGCGGCGCGGGTCCGTCTGAATCCGCCGGTCAGGAGTTCGTCAAGTCTGACGCCTACGCTCTTCTGGCGAAAGGCGAGCGCGAGAAAGTGCGTTTCGAAGTGAAAAACACTGTCGGATCACTGGATAACACTGTTCAGCCCCAGCAGATGCCTGGCATTATCCCCGGCAGTTTTGCTCCGCGCACCGTGCGTCAGCAGATGCCGACCATTCTTGTTGCCAGTAATTCTGTTAACTCGCTGCGTGAAAACGTGTGGACAAATGACGCGGCAGAAGTTGCAGAAAAGGCCGCAAAGCCTGAGTCTGATATCACCTTCTCGCCTTACAACGTCATCATCGAAACCATTGCCCATTGGATTAAGATTTCTAAGCAGTTGATGGACGATGCCCCGGCGGTTGCGTCATACATCGACACGCGACTGCGTGACGGCCTTGCGCAGCGTGTTGAGCGTCAGTTGATTCTCGGCAACGGCACCACTCCGCAGATCTCTGGCTTGACCGATGCGGGCAACTTCACCGCTTTCACTCCTACTTCCGGCGCCAACCTTGTTGAGTCAATCAATAAGGCGAAGTACAACCGCTGGGCAGTCGGTGAGGTGGTGGATACCGTCATTGTTAACCCCGCTGACTGGGCGGCAATTGAGGTACTGCGCGAAGGTGCAGGTAGTGGAATGTACTTGTACGGCGCGCCCGGAACGATGGCCGGCACTTCGCCTTTCGGCGTTGATGTTGTGATGTCACAGTACATGACTGCAGGTTCGTTTGTGATCGGATCTCTGCGTAGCTCGGCGGTGATTTATCAGCGTCAAGGTGCAGTGGTTGAGATGGGTTACGTTGATGACGACTTCACTAAGAACCTGGTGACCATCCGCGCTGAAGAGCGTCTTGGCTTGGGTGTTGAGCGTCCTGTTGGCATCATGTTTGGCGACATCACTGCTGCCTAATCTGGTAGTTAAATAGATAAGCCCGCTGTAACAGGCGGGCTTTTTCTTGAGGTGTCCATGAAAATTCGAGCGAACAAGAATTTATTACACGATGAGCTTGGTTCTATACAGAAGGGCCAGGAACTGAATGTTACCGAGAATCAATTATCTGGCATCAGGCGTTTTGTTGAGGTGCTGTACGAAAAAAAGCCCGAGGCAAAGAAGTTGTCTGTATCGCCAGCGGCCCCAGTCTCACAAAAGAAGACTGCGCGGCGGTTAAAGTCTGGCGCGACCAATCGCAAAATCGACGAGTGATCGTCACAAACACTACGCATGAGTTATGCCCCTGGGCGGATTTCCTTTTTGCGATGGACTCCGCGTGGTGGCGGCTGAACATTGCGGCGGTGCTGCTTACATTTAGAGGCGAGCGCGTGACGCGCCACAGGCGCATCGAGGACGTCAGTTATGTCGAGTTTTCCAAACCCAGGCACTCTGGGGATGGCGCTATCAGGCTCGCAGCACACTACGGGGCCACGAAAATCATATTGATAGGCTATGACTGCCAGCATACAGGCGGCAAAAAACACTGGCACGGCGATCATCCGAGAGGATTAGGCAACGCAAATACCGTGGGGAATTGGGTGCAGCACTATCAACAGCTAGCGGCAGAGATAGCTGGGGTTGAGATTATCAACGCAACACGAGAAACGGCACTACACCAGTGGCCGAAAATGGCACTTGAGGACGCATTGCAATGAGTTTTATACCGCTGTCTGAAGTTAAAGCATTTTTGAAAGTGATACACCATTTTGATGACGCTGAGATACTGGCTCTGCTTAATGGTGCCGAGGATGAGGCACTGCAGTTCATGGGGAGAGCTGCGTTTGCAGAATTCACAACGTCCAGTTTTGAGGGCATCCCGGACAGCGTTAGAACAGCAATCTATCTGCTACTGCAGGCCAGCTATCAAGCTAAACCGGAAGAGATTAGCACTTATCGTCACGCGGCAGAGGTCAAGCTAATGCCCTACCGTATAGGCATGGGGATCTAATGCTTTCGTATCGGCTGCGTCACCGCGTGCAAATACAGTCAGTGACGCGCACACAGGATGCTGTGACAGGCGAAATGGCGACTGCGTGGGCTGATCTAACGATATGCGGCAGTGATGGCGTGCCTGCGGAGGTGTTATTAGGCCCCGGAAAAGAGTTTCCAGGTTCTGGCACCACGCAGGCACAGATTGACGCCCGCATCAATATGCGCTGGTTTCCCGAACTGACGCAGGAGATGCGCATCAAGTGGGATGGCCGCACGTTCAACATTGAGAGCATGGAAACAGATCTCACAGGGCGGCAAGAGTGGCGCTTGAAGTGCAGCTCAGGGGTGAATTATGACTGACGGTATCAAGTTCACACTTGAAGGAGCGCAGGCGCTAAGTATAAAAATGAAAGGCTTATCCAATGATCTGCAATACAAGGGAGGCAGATCCGCACTGAGAAAAGCCGCAAACATCATACGCAATACAGCAATCGAAAATGCAGCGCAAATAGATGATTCCAGCACGGCTGAGGAGATAGGAAAAAACATCGTTGTTCGCTGGTCTACAAAAACATTCAAGCAAACAGGCGATCTAGCATTCCGCATTGGCGTTTTGGGCGGCGCACGACAATCGTCACAGAAATACAAAGACATTGGCGTTTTCTCGGGCAAGGGAAAAGCCAACCCCGGAGGAGACACGTTCTACTGGCGTTTTCTTGAGTTTGGGACTGAAACCGCGCCCGCAAAACCATTCATGCGCAAGGCGCTTTCGAGCAAGGTGCAGGAAGTGCAGAGAGAGTTTATACAGCAATACAGCAAGGCAATTGATCGCTATTTAGCGAAGGCAGCAAAATCAAAATGATGTACCCACCGATATTTGCTGTCTGCTCTTCTAATCCTGGCGTGCAGGCCGCGTTGGGTTCCAGCCCATGCCGTGTGTTTATGTTCGGCCATGCGCCACAGGGGACGACAAAGCCCTATGCCGTCTGGCAATTAATCGGCGGGAGTCCAGAGAACTATCTTGCAACGCGCCCGGATGCCGATAATTGGTCGCTGCAGATAGATGTCTATGCCACTACCGGAGAGCTAGCCCGCAGCGCAGCGCAATCCATACGCGATGCAATAGAGCCGGTTTCCTACGTCATCGGCTGGCGAGGAGAGAGCAGGGATACAGAGACCAAAAATTACCGCGTCTCGTTTGATGTCGACTGGATAACGAACCGCTAACAAGTTTAAACCCCACGAACCCGCCTAGTGCGGGTTTTTTTATGCCCGTAAAAAAAGGAAATCCCCATGAGCGTACTTGCGCAAGGCACACAGATTTACTTCATAGACCCGACTGGCCCGTCAGTAACAGTAATTGAGTGTGCAACCACATTCTCCCCAGGTGGATCTCCCGCTGATCAGATAGAGGACACATGCCTCGAAGATACTGCGCGATCTTATAAGCCCGGACTCAGAACCCCAGGGCAGGCATCAATGGGCATCAATGCCGACCCTGATAATGCTAGTCATTTGCGGTTACACGCGCT